CGTATAGGTTTTGAAATGACTACATTGCAATATGATCCTGTGAGAAAATTAAATAGAATACAAAAATTTAAAAAAGTAAAAGGTGCAGATAGTAAGTCGTTACAAAATTCTTATATGCCTGTACCATACAATGTAGGTTTTAGTTTATTTGTTATGGCAAAAAATAGTGAAGACGCATTACAAATAGTCGAACAAATATTACCAACATTTCAACCAGATTATACAATAACTTTAAATGTCATGCCAACACTAGAGGTTGTTCGTGATGTGCCTATTGTTTTAGGTGATGTATCATATGAAGATAGTTATGATGGTGAATTTACTGAAAGACGAGTTATAATGTACACTTTAAGTTTTACAGCAAAGATGTACTTATATGGTCCTGTATCAAGTAGTAAAGTTATTAAAAGAGTTCAAGTCGATCAATACACAGATACTAATACTGCTGTTGCAAAAAGAGAGCAAAGATATGTTGTGCAACCAAATCCAACTACCGCAGACGCTGATGATAACTTTGGGTTTAATGAAGAACGATCTTTCTTTCAAGACGCAGACGATTATGATCCTGTTTCTGGCACAGATAAAGATAACTAATGAAAAAAGTTGAGGATAAGCTCAACGAGATATTAGACATCGCTGAAAAAGATGTTGTGCCTGTTGAGAATAAACCAGTCATACCTCGTCCTAAAGAAAAAGAGGACATAGACAGCGATTACAAATATAGTCGTGAAAATCTTTATAATTTAGTAGAAAGAGGCCAAGACGCCATAGATGGTATTGTGCAATTGGCTAAAGATACTGACCACCCACGAGCATACGAAGTTGCAGGAACATTAATTAAGAATGTAGGTGAAGTGACTGAAAAACTTTTAGTCTTGCAAGAAAAAATGAAAAAATTAAATGATGAAGTAATAAAAGGACCTAACAAAGTAGAAAATAATTTATTTGTTGGATCAACAGCAGAATTACAGAAATTGATAAAGAAAAATGGAAAAGACATACCTAGGTAATCCTAATCTTAAGGCAGCCAATCAAAAAACTAAGTTTACTAAAAAACAAGTTGAAGAATTTATACGCTGTCAAGATAATCCAATATATTTCATTTCTAATTATATTCAAATAGTCACACTTGATCATGGTATACAACCATTTAAGTTATATAACTTTCAAAAAGAAATGGTTGACACATTTCATAATAATCGTTTTAGCATATGTAAACTACCCAGACAATCTGGTAAATCTACAACAATCATAGCATACTTATTACATTATGCGATATTTAATGCGAATGTAAATATAGCAATACTTGCAAACAAAGCTGCAATCGCAAGAGATTTGTTAGGTAGACTACAACTTGCATATGAAAACTTACCTAAGTTTATACAACAAGGTGTTATCAATTGGAACAAAGGTAGTTTAGAATTAGAGAATGGTAGTAGAATACTTGCAGCTGCAACATCATCAAGTGCTGTTCGTGGTGGTTCATATAATATTATATTCTTAGATGAGTTTGCATATGTGCCAAATAATATTGCAGAACAGTTTTTTAGTTCAGTTTATCCTACAATATCTTCTGGTAAATCTTCTAAAGTAATGATAGTATCTACACCACATGGTATGAATATGTTTTATAAAATGTGGAATGACGCAATACATGATCGTAATAGTTATAAACCAATTGAAGTGCATTGGTCAGAGGTACCTGGTCGTGATGAAAAGTGGAAAGAAGAAACAATAAAAAATACAAGTGAACAACAATTTAGAACAGAGTTTGAATGTGAGTTCTTAGGTAGTGTTGATACACTTATCAATAGTTCTAAGTTAAGATCAATGTCTCACATTACGCCTGAACAATCAAACGCAGGTTTAGATGTTTATGAAATGCCACAAAAAGGTAATAGGTATGTTATGACTGTTGATGTTGCGAGAGGCACAGTAAATGATTATAGTGCCTTCGTTGTTACAGACGCAACAAGTATACCTTATAAGATCGTAGCAAAATATAGAAATAATGAAATCAAACCTTTAGTTTTTCCACAAATAATTCATAAGGTTGCAACAAGTTATAATCAAGCAGAAGTATTAATTGAAGTAAATGATATTGGTGGTCAAGTGGCTGATACAATGCAATATGATTTAGAATATGATAATCTTATTATGGTTAATCAAAGAGGTAGATCAGGTCAGATTGCAGGTACAGGTTTTAGTGGTAAACAATCACAACTAGGGTTGAGAACAACAAAGGCAACAAAAAAGATTGGTTGTTCTAATTTAAAAGCGTTGATAGAACACGATAAACTTGTCATACAAGACTTTGATATTATTGCAGAATTATCAACTTATATTCTCAAAGGTAAAGAAAAATATGAAGCAGAAGAAGGTTCTAGTGACGATTTAGTCACTTGTTTAGTTATGTTTGCCTGGTTATCTAATCAGACATATTTCAAAGAATTAACAGATCAAGATATACGAGCAAGACTTGTAGATGAACAACAAAACATGTTAGAACAAGATATGGCACCATTTGGTTTTATTGATGATGGTTTAGATGATCCTGAGACATTTAAAGACCCCTACGGCACTACATGGTCGCCGGTAAAGTACAAGAAAGGTTGGTAAATCTTGCATTTTATAAATAGTTTGAGTAAGATTTTAATATTAAAATTTAAATACAACTTAAGGAGAATAAGATGGCTTTTTTAGTATCACCGGGCGTTAATGTTACGGAAAAGGATCTAACTAATGTCATTCCTGCAGTATCTACATCTATTGGTGCGATAGGAATTGTTAGTGAGAAAGGGCCGATGGACGAGGTAGTCAATATCTCTAGTGAAGACGAATTTGTTGAAGTGTTTGGGAAACCAACTGCTAAAACTTTCGAATACTTTTTTAGTGCAACCAACTTTTTACAGTACGGAAACTCCCTTAAGGTAGTAAGAGCAGTAACAGGAAACTTGAATGCAGCTTCAGGCGGTTCAGGTATTCAGATTAAAAATACTACTCACTACTTGAACAACTACGCTGACGGTTCTGCTTCAGTAGGCTCTTTTGCAGCAAGAGAAGCTGGCACCGAAGGAAATAACTTAAAAGTATCTATGTGTACCAACTCAAATGCATATTCAAGTGCAGGTGGTGGTTCAAACCTTGTTAATGACGCAACTGCCGCTATTGGCGACACTACTATTACAATTGATGATGGTGGTGGAGACAAAATACAAGTAGGCGACATTATAGAATTTGGAGATATAAGTGGTAACTTTACTGCTGTGCCTTCAGGTTTTTATTACAAGGTAACAGGCAACTCATCAGGCACATTAACAATTGCTAGGTTTAACCAGTCAACTGGTGCAACTGAAACAGGTGGTTTGAGACACGCAGTGGCAGACAATGCACACTTCAGAAGATTTTGGGAATACCATTTCAACTTTAGTGCAGCACCAACAACTACTGATGATGTAGCAAATGCTGGCGGTAGTAATGACGAATTACATATTGCTGTTGTTGATGAAGATGGTGGTATCACAGGTACTGCTGGTACAATTTTAGAAACACACGAAGGATTATCTCAAGCTTCTGACGCTAAGTCAGCAGAAGGTAATTCTTTATACTATGTTGATTACTTATATGCAAACAGTAAATATATTTACTGGATGGATCACGAAACTACACTTGCAAATGCTGGCTCTAGTAAAGTAGGTCAAACATTTGACAATACTGGTACTCAAGGTATAACAGTCTTTAGTTCTAGTTTAGCAGGTGGAACAACAGATAATGAACCAACTCTAGGAGAAATGGCATTAGCATACGATAAGTTTGCTGATACAGAGACAGTAGAAGTTAACTTTATTATTGGTGGACCATCTCAAGGTGGTGGTGCAACTGCAGCTGACGCTACAGGTGACACACACGCAACTAAAGTAATTGACATTGCAGAAGCAAGAAAAGATTGTGTAGCATTTGTATCACCTGCGAGAGCAGATGTAGTAAATGTAAACGATCCAATCGCTCAAACTGAAAATGTTAAAGGCTTTGCTGATGGTTTACCATCAAGTTCATATGCTGTAATTGATAGTGGTTATAAGTATATGTACGACAAGTACAATGATGTATTCAGATTTGTACCATTGAATGGTGACATCGCTGGATTGTGTGCAAGAACAGATACAGTCGCTGACCCTTTCTTCTCACCTGCTGGATTTAACAGAGGTCAGATTAGAGGTGCAGTAAAACTAGCATTCGATCCAAACCAATCACAAAGAGATGTACTCTACAAAGCAAGAGTAAATCCTGTTGTTACATTCCCTGGACAAGGTACAGTCTTGTTTGGTGATAAAACAGCACAGTCAAAACCTAGTGCCTTTGATAGAATAAATGTAAGACGATTATTCTTAACTTTAGAGAAAGCAATATCTACAGCTGCTAAATTCCAACTTTTTGAGTTCAATGATGAGTTCACAAGAGCACAATTTAGAAACTTAGTAGAACCTTTCCTTAGAGATATACAAGGTAGACGAGGTATCACAGACTTTTCATTAATCTGTGATGAAACAAACAACACAGCGGAAGTAATTGATAGAAACGAATTTGTTGCAGACATTTTTGTCAAACCAAATCGTTCAATTAACTTCATCAAACTAAACTTTATTGCTACAAGAAGTGGTGTGGCATTTAGTGAAGTGGCTGGGGCATAGGAGGTAGAACATGGCAAACGTATCAGATTTTATCTCTA